AATACTTGCGGAGTATCCCGCCGCATCCCTCGCAGTCAGCACCATATGTTTCGTCAAAACCATGACGAACATCAACAGTCAGTCCACAATCCAAACAACGGTATGCGTAAACAGGCATCAAGTACCACTAGTCCCTACATCAATCGGAAAACCACTTGCTTTAAGTAATGATATCTCAGTGGCTGTAAGATCTGTGGGTGGCAAATGCGCCCCATACAGGGTACGAGTAACCGTTGACGCATCCGCAGGCATAAAGTTCTGCACCGAACTGTTGTTGATAATGAACAAGTTGTCGGCTTTAGGTCGAGCAGCGTAATGCCGCATCAAAGCGTAAGCTGCTGGAGTTGGCTGGTTCCTTAACCCGACCGCAGGGGTTTTGTTTGTTGGCCCCGGATAGAACGTGTACATCTGGTCTGTGCCCACAGCGGAAGTCACAGCAATGTCGCCGGGTGTGACGTGAGCTGAAATGGTGACCGCTGGAACAGTCGCTGTTACTGCAACTGTGGCGGGGAGCAGGTCTACTACTGCTGTGCCGCTGATCGCTGTGGTAGCCGCAATCGTTGAAACGCTAATTACCTGATCTGCTCGCAGAGTTGGAGTAGGCAACGCCGCTACAGCGCTCATGTCTACTTCTGCAATGTCCACGTAGTTAGCGGTTACACCCGCACCAGGTAACGCTGCTACACCAGCAATCGTTGAAACAGAAATATCTGCCTCAATACTCGCAGCCGCTGAGAAAGCGACAGTGGCAGTGACCGTTGTTACGGTCGCTACGATCTCAACAATACCTGTATCAGATTGGCTGTATGTGTAGTTGTTGCGGTATGCCAGTCCCGATTCACGGTACTGGACACTTACTTCGTCTAAGACTGTTGCGGTGGCAGCAATCGTCGCAGGGGTAACGACAAGCGGAGCGCCATACGCCACCCCAGATTCGCTATATTGAACCCCCGTTTGACGATACTGCGTCACCGTACAGCCTCATTTCCTTAATTGCTTAACGAAGCCGATTCTGAATCCCCCACGCGAGTAGCAGCCACAGCTTTCGCTATGCATATAGCGGCTGCAACACCAGCCACCTTCAATGCGTCAATCCAATCAGGGCCAGGTATAGCCATAGCTGCAGCCCATGCTTGTGCGAACGTAGAGATTCCACGCTCAAGTGAGTCTTTAATAAAACGCTGGTTGAACAATGTCATTCCTTTGTATCTGCATTGCAGCCCACGTACGTGGACCGCATATTCCGTCAGGTACTAGTCCATTAGATTTCTGCCAAGCAACAAGCTTGGCTTTTGTTCTACCCCCGAAAATACCATCTGGGGTCGCACCTATGCGTTCCTGAACAAACTTCACAGCAGCAGACCGTGAGCCCTTCTTCAGAACACCTGGGAACGGCACCAAACCATCTTCAGGTTCTGCCGGTAACTTGATCTCTGGTTTCGCTATGTTCGCTTCATGGGCGACCATTGCACGAAACTCTGACATATCAAACGACGGATCCACCTTACGTGACGACCATTCTTTATGCCCTATCACGCGAGTGAAAGGACTGAACCCGTTCGTTAAACACAGGTAAGCGCACAACGTTACCGCCGCATCCATCTGTTCCTGCGGGATGTCTTCCCCCAAGCCGTCATTAATGAACGACACACCGATAAGTGAGCCGTTCGCTGTGACTTTCCCCGCAGCCGTAGCGTTACCTTTCACGGGGCGATCTGCTTTCATGCGTGCAAGCACGTCACCCATGCCTCGACCAGCGTGGTTGGCTTTCACGTTTTCAGCGGTGAGCTGCATGATGGTGCCGTCACGTTTAATGAGGTAGTTGTATAAAGGTCCGGGCACCTTGTTGACACCTCGAATGCACATCGCTACCACGTTGTCGGGGTTGGCGTTGCGGTTTGAGGCTGTGTGGTGGACGACTATGCCGAATGGTTTTAGTGGCCGTCCGGTGTTTACTTTGCCGGGGGCGTCAACGAGTTTCATTACGTGGTTAGCGCAGCAATTTCGTCGTCAGTTAAACCAAGCTCAACAAGTTTGGCGTTACCTGATTCTCGATCAGCAGCTTTCTGTGCTGCCGCTGCGTCTGCTGCGGCTTGCTCTTCTTCTGCTCTTTGTCTCATAGTTTCTATGTCAGCTATTTCTTCTGCTGTTAATTCAACCTCTGTTGTAATTCCAGTTGAACAATCAACTACCGTTTTTGTTGGCATAATTTTCCTTAATCGTTACTAATCCCGTAAAGCGTCATGCTTGTACCTGCAATGTATTGGCCGTAGACAGCGCCTATTGACATTGATGTAATTGCTCCCGTTTTATTCCAGTTTCCAGCACCAACAAAACCCCCTTGCGAAGCTGACGCAAAACCACCTTGATACAGAAGATTTTTTTGACTTGTGGTTTGTTTGTAACCTGTTACCAAAATATAAAAATGGCCCCACCCTGTGTTACTATATTGGCTTGTTGCACAGCCTGGAAGTTGAATTGAGCTAATGCTAGTTTGCAAAGCAGAGTCGTGACCTGAAGCGGAGGTACCCCAGTAACCGTATGCATAATCAGAAGAACTATCGCTGTTAAAACGGATATAAAAACTGTTACCTGCAACGCTTCCATTGCTAGTCTGATCGCTTTTTGCGCTACCAATAATCATAAGATCATCGTAAGTACTAGGAATTGACGTAAAATCTAAGGTGTAACCTGTCCCCGTTAAAGTTTCTATTTTTGTGACTGCGTTAGCCATTATTCCCACCCAGCTAAATAGTACGAAGTGCCAGCCACAAAAGACGAACCTGATTCAGGGTAAATAGTAATTTGAGTTATAGCTGCACCCGTCACAGTGGCATGACCCATAGCTTGCATTATCCAATAAACACTCGTGCTCTCGCCCCATGAAGAGTTTTGAATAATTGCACCCTTAACTTCAATCGTTGTACTCGTGTAATTGGGAATCACTATTTTTGAAGGAGCAAACAAACCAGCACTAGCGAAGTCGTTCCAATGCCTGACCCCACTGTCAATCTGTGCACGACTGTTCAGACCATAATTGAACACAGATGCTGTAGTGCTACCAAATGTGTAATTACCGCCAATACCGTAATTGTTGCTGCTGATGTTATTGAATCTAACGTAGCCACCAGTGTTACTACCGTCTAATTTATTTGAGCGACCGTTGAAATAAAGTTCTAAATGTGTAGCAGTTTGAGGGATTGACGTTAAATCAATACTTGTTGCTGTTCCTGTTAGCGTACCTTCCGCAAAAATTTCGTACGACATTAAGCAGCAGTCCCTATTCCGAATAAAGTAAACGTTGTTGGCGCTTCCAAATAATCACCAGGCGACGAACCGCTAGAAGTAACATCAATTTGAGTTATTGCTGCTAAAGATGAAGGATGCCAATTTGTGGTACCGATACCTCGATATCCACTATTCGTTTGGTCTGCCCCGAACTGCCATTGCGTGTTGTGACCAATAGAAGCATTAGCGTAATCAGGAACATCCCACACAGCCCCAGAACTGTTAGTCGTGCTTGGAATGTCACCATAGGGAGGCCAGTAAGTATCGGCACGAGTGACGCTTGGGCCAGCGTGCATCTGTATCCAACCACCGTAATCACCAACAGTCGTGTTGCTATTAAAAACGAGATAGATACCAAGGTTGCCTGAACTGTCTCGTCTACCGTTAGCCATTACAATTCGCAAATGACGATACGTTTGCGGGATACTCGTAAAACTTACCGTAACGCCTGTGCCATCCATTACAACTTTGGCAATAGCTTCCATACCTTCAGCACCGCCGCTACCAGCAGCACCAAGTAACGCCGCTTTAGCAGCCCCTAAAGGCATTAGCTACTCATATCCTGACCAGCAACAAACCCGTACCAAACCGGAGAGCCACCGCCATTAAACGTGATAAAAGTCAAAATGTCTACGTCGTTAGCGCCAGTGCTCAACGTAGGAGTCGCAGCAGCAGCCCACTTAACACCAGTAAACGCACCAGTACGGCCACCTGTGCCGTCTTGCGTAAGAATCAACGTCAACGAAGTACCAGCCTGTAAACCAGAACCAGAAGGCATAGTAAACGTACAGTTACCATTCATATCCCATGTCTGAACATTGCCGTTAGTTTCCGCAAGCGTTTGCGAAGTACCAGTATTACCACCGGCATACACAGTCTCGGAATAATCCTTATGCGTAACCGTTGACATGATCTGGTCGCCGCCAGTGACAGCTCCCCCAAGAGTCACAGCAGGCAACGTAGAAGACCACGACGAACTACCAGCACCCGTACCCTGCAACAAAGTACCGCTAGTAGCGTTTGAGTCAGTGATCCCCAGTTTCGTTTGCAAAGCAACAATCGCTAACGACAGATTCTTATGCAACAAATCATGTTCAACGTTCGTTGCATCTAAATCAGTAGACGAAGCTGGCTGAGGGAACTCAACCGTTGCGCTAGGCGTAGCGTTCGTATCGTCGAGTGTTGTTGGATAACCGGAGGTTGGAATTGCCATCAGTTACTCCTACGGGGTCAAGTCAAGCGTAAAGATTCCGCTTGCGTTCCAAGTAATTTTGAATGTTCCTGCCGTAGTAGAGAAATCCCCACCGAAATCAACAGCCCCAATCAACGGATCATTCGTCAACGAATCATCGTAAATCACTGCGTAACGAGCAGCACTAATCGTGCTCGAAGTCCACTCAACGTCCGCTGCGTCCCAAGTGATAGTCCCACCACTCGTAGCAAACGTGATAGAAGTCAACGACTTCCCACCCGCAGTGTACCCAGTACCAGACACCTCGTTAGTCACATCAGTCTTAACAGAATGAGTGCTGTAATTCGGTGTATACGATGCTGTCGTCAACATAACTTTGAAACGATCAGCAGTCGTATCATTAAAATCAATATTAAAGTTCGCTGTCTGCTCCAAGTTATATTCCATCGGCAGGCAGAAAAGGCCACTAGCCACGTTTAGTTCCTCCGGTCCCGGTTATGGGTTTGGGCCGAATCGTGACATTCCCATCACTCGATGAACCGGCCATTACTTCTTACTCCGCTTTTTAGCACGCGCTTTCTTCGCCGCCATTTTACCTTTAGCGGTGTACGGGTACTTTTTTCCATTTACTTTAGGCATACTGATTCCTCGCTAATAGCAAGAATAGCAAAGAAATGGGGGGGCTGGGGAAAGGGGGAAACCCAACCCCCCCAAATCTGTCAGAAACTAACTATTAGTTAGCTCCAATGCTGGACGCAGTTTCAATGCGCTGCAGAGCAGCTTCACGGAAACGTCCGTACCCAACAAGGTGGTACCAGCCAACCGGGTTGAACCGGCGGAGAGTATCGGTCACAGGACCGAAGACCACTGAAGGATCTTCACCAAAGCCAGGTGCTCGTGAGAACGCCTTGGCAAGAGCTTGACGACCACAGATCAAAGTCTGGTATACGTCAACAGCGCCTGAGCCGCCATCAGCGATCAGTCCTGCCCGTGGGTTCTCAATGAATTCGATGCCACCGAATACGCCGATGGAGCCGTTACGAACAGCAGAAGCGTCTTGACGGACTTGGAAAGCAAGAACCTCCTCCTCCCTT